GATGAGTGGAGAACAGCAGACGCAGATAAAAGAAAGAAACTGCGTACTATGATAAAGTCTATCAATTTTGGATTGGCTTATGGTATGGGCCCAAACAAGCTTGCTGATACTCTAAATATTGAGATATCAGAGGCTAAAGAATTGATTAACAAGTACTTCAAACAGTTCCCAAACATCAAAGCATTCTTAGATAAGCTTGGGGATTTTGGGAAACGTAATGGGTATATCAAAACTTATCCCCCATTTGAAAGAATAAGATGGTTTGATAACTGGACCCCAAAGATGTACAATGATCAATCTAAATTCAGTGAACTGGGTTCAATTGAAAGAGCGTCAAAGAACACCCCTATTCAGGGATCTAGTGCAGATATAACCAAACTTGCTCTTGTGTATATATGGAAAGAAATCAATTCTAACCCTAAATTCAAAGATGTTAGGATTGTAATGACTGTTCATGATCAGATTGATACAATATCCCCAATATCTATATCAGAGGAATGGGGACAAGTGATGACTAATTTGATGGAACAAGCCGCACAAGTTGTAATAACGAATAATCTTCTCAAAGTTGATACTACGATATCAAATGTTTGGGAGAAATAAAACCACAAACAAACACAAAACAATAATGAACCAAGAATCAATTAATGATCGTATTGAGATCATAGAAAACGGGGAAGTTGTCTACGTAAAAGATAACTGTGAAATAGAGATTGTTCACTTCGAAACAGAGCAGACAATTAAAGTGAATGTTAACGATAAAAAGGTTAGCATTCATCCTCTGTTCAGTAATATCTTAGCACCCTTCACCCCAAACACCATGAGAAACTTGATCTTATTTGCCCTGATATCGGGCTCATTTGCAGTAAATGCACAGAAGTTAAACACAGACAGAACTGATGAATTTACAGGCTCTAAACTGCGTACAACAGAGCTTGAATTGATTGGGAGAGGCCCAATGACAGCACATGCATCAATGTTTAGGGTTGATGACACATATGGGATTTATATGTTCACAATGGCTGATATTGGGTGTGCTGGAGCCCCTAGAAACTACTTGACGTTCTTGTTTAGTGATGGGACAAAGTTCCGTTATGATGTAGATCACTCAGATATTGATTGCAGTGATACAGCTGTGTCAACATTTATTGTAACCCCATCTGATTTTGATGGGAAAACTGTCACTAAATTTAGACTCTGTAGGAGTGAGTCATACTATGACTTCGATTACACTGCGAAATACACAATGGAGCAGTTCTTTGACGTATTGCAGAAATAATATAACACAAAGAAGACAAACCGATGTTTACAAAGCAGCGAGTATCTAATAGCTCAGAGCTAAAGATCAAATCAACCTCATACCCTGAGAGATCAGCTAAGTCTTTCAATGAGTGGCATGAGGATATGTTGTTTGAACGTAGCGTAGACAAAGAACTTGAGAACATGAGATACAATATCTCTGTAGAAATCAAGAAGATGTACTATGAACTCAGGTCATCAGGTAACACAAGAATATTTACCCCTGAACAATTAAGTAGAGAGATTAAGAAACTGGCAGCAAAATACACAGTAGAAACTCAACAATGAAAGACGAAATTAAAATCGAAAAAACCCCAAGTTTTGATGATCTTAAAAATGAGATCTTCAAATGGGCTAACAACAAGAATCTAATTCATATTGACAATGTAAATCGTCAATTTATGAAAGTAGTTGAGGAGCTTGGGGAACTAAGCTCTGCAATTCTCAAGAAAGATCAAGAGAATATTGTTGATGGTCTTGGGGATGTATTAGTAACTGTGATTATTCTTAACTATCAGTTAGGGTATTCTCCTACGTATACTCTAAATGAGGCTTACAAAACGATTAAATATCGTACAGGTAAGACTGTAGATGGAGTGTTTGTTAAGGACACAGACTTAAAAGACTCCTAAAGGGTGTTTAGCTCTCTTAGCTCAGTTGGTTAGAGCAGCGGACTCATAATCCGCGGGTCGCAGGTTCAAGCCCTGCAGGGAGCACAATGAGTTGAATAATCATCATTATCGGCTCAAAAAGACCTTAATGATGTAAAAAACACTCGAGACCCCGTAGCTCAGATGGATAGAGCAAGGCACTTCTAATGCCTAGGCCCTTGGTTCGAATCCAAGCGGGGTTACAATGGCCGGATGGTGAAACTGGTATACACGACAGACTTAAAATCTGTTGAACCGAAAGGTTCGTGCGGGTTCGATTCCCGCTCCGGCTACAAACCTTAAATCAAATAACAATGAATGAAATAAACCGCAGGAATCTTAGCGGGGTGTACATCTTGCACAAGTTTGAAGATGAAGACAAAAAAGAACCAACTTGTTTTGAGGATTGCCCTGTCGCAGTACAAGACAAATGGTTAGAATCTCTTGAACTTGAGGCAGTTAGAAATCTTGCAAAGATTTTAGGAGGGGCATTAAGGGAGATTGGAGATCAATTTGACCTTGTTAATGCCCATGACCCCAACAAAGAGGACTAATGAAAACACAGCTAGAACAGTTCATTGACAAGATTAAGCAACGTGCAGCTATCATTGATGGAAGTACAACGTATGGAAAACACACAATTGAGATATTATTGAGTGTTGTAGTTATGGGGCAGGAGTTTCTTGAAAAAGAAAAAGAGAGTAAAAAATGAAATCACAATTTGTGATCTCAACTATACCCAAAAGGGTACAATATTGGAATTGGAATCCGAAATATACCCGAAAGGGATGTTAAACCTAAAACCAAAGCTATGTTTAAACAACTTGCAAAATTCTTTCTATCTCTATCTAAAGATCAACATCTGTGGGTAGTTATAATAGATAAAGAAGCTGTCCTAGGGACATTTAAACCGCAAGATGCAATTGAATTTGCGGCACATTACAACACTAGAACTGGGAAAGACAAAGCTAGTGTATCTAAAATTGAGCTAATCATTACATAGATAATGAATATTAGCCCTTGGGTTTATCTAGGCCTACCTAATCTCATTAGACCCTATGCCATTAAATATTACACCCCTGATGTTAATACAATTGAAGGGATTGTTAGATGTACAGGAGAAGCTTTTGGTGTACAATATGAGGCTATCTACAGTAAAAACAGGTCAAGCAGAGTCGCCCTTGCAAGACATGCAGCCATCAAAATTATTAGAGATAGACTCAAAATAACGTACACAGAGATGTCAAAGCATCTTGGGAAGAGACATCATGCTACAATCCTTCATAGCTATAACCAAGCGGAGGACTTACTAAAAGTATATCCCCCATTCAAGGTTAAGTATGAGAAGGCTATCGAACTTGTCGAAGAACAATTAAAACACACTTACCGTGCCCACACTTGCCGTAGAGATTTGGGATATTCCCCTCATAGTGGAGTATGAATTTATCCCAGGAAAAACATGGAGTTATAAAGAGCCGTCAGAACCGGATCAAATTAACATCCATGAGGTCTATTTAAGTGATGAAAAGGGGACTATATCTCAATGGGATATAATCGCATTACTTGCTAGACCAGTATTTGATTTACTTCACAAACAGATCTTAGAACATGAAGAGAAACAAAGTGAATTTGATGATTGGGAAGACTATAAAGATGATGATTAATGACTAACATAACTTCAATGGATGTATTACAGATCAAAGATCAAGAACAACGTAATGCTCTTAATGCCTGGGCAAAAGCAGGTTACTTAGGAAGCATTATTGCAGGAACAGGTTTTGGGAAATCTAGATGTGGGATTCTAGCTATAGGGAAATTGTTAAAAGAAGGAGAGAGGGCTATTGTACTGGTCCCTACAACTCAACTTCAAGCACAATTCGAAGAAGAATTCAAAAAGTGGGGTTATGAGAATGTTCTCCCACAGACAACAATCATGTGTTATCAGTCTGCACATAAATTACAAGATGAGCACTTTGATATTGTTGTGTGTGATGAGATTCATTTAGGATTAAGCCCTGTTTATCGTAAATTCTTTGAGAATAACACATACACTAAGTTATTGTGTATGACTGCTACTATCCCTGAGGAAGAAGAGTACAAAGATTATCTATTTAAGATGGCTCCTCTGAGATACTTTATCTCTCTAGATAAATGTGTATCTCTCGGGCTCGTATCTCCGTATACAATAATTTGTATTCCTATACAACTGTCAGAGGATGAACGTAAAGAGTATGTCAAAGCAAACAATGTCTTTGTGCATGCTAAGTACAGACTTGGGCAGTTTAATGCGTTTGATAACGCTAAAAGGATTATGAGTGGGAGTATGGCTGGGGATAAAGCAGCTGCTGCTATGTTCTACAATTCTATCAAAGCTAGAAAGAATGTAGTACAACATGCTGTAAATAAGGTAATTAAAGCCTCTGAGCTAATATCTAACCATGAGGAAGATAAGATTCTAGTATTCTCAGGTACAAATGAGTTTACAGATACTATGGCTAATGAGCTTGGGGGAGAGAGTTATCACTCTAACAAGGGTAAGAAAGAAAGAGTATCAGTCCTTGATAGATTTAAGAGTGGGGAGAACAAGATTCTATGTTCTACAAAAGCTCTAAATCAAGGATTTGATGTCCCTGATGCTTCTGTTGGGATTATTGCAGGTTTGGATAGCAAAGCACTCCCAATGATTCAGAGAGTTGGGAGATTACTGCGCCTAAACAAGGATAAAACTGGGAAGATATACATTTTGTATGTGCAAGATTCTCAGGAAGAGAAATGGTTAAAGTCAGCAATTAGAAATCTGAGCAATGTAATATGGTTATAAAATGCAGATAGACATATCTACCGAAGTTCTCAAGAAACTTTGTGTAACTCCCACTGAATATGTATATTTGTATCTGATTTTCCTACAAGAGTATGAAGAATTAGAAAGCTTAAATCTGAATGTTTCTGTAGAAGATCTGCAAACCAAAGGCTTGATTAAAATTGGGGCAGAGGGTATCAAATCCCATGTGGTTAGATATGGTTTTCAGCATGTGCAGGAAACCTCGTTTGATCAAATGTGGTTTGAACTTCTGTCCCATTTTCCTCTAAAGGTGTCTACTAGAGGAGGAGGTATTCGAGTTCTAAGGGCAAAGGATCCTGAAGTACAATCAAATCAAAAAGCAAAAAGTAGATATCAAAAGTATGTTGGGAAAAGTCTCGCAAAGCATACTGAAGTTATTAAGGGTTTGCAGAATGAGCTTGATATACGCAGAAAGAGCAATCAGATGGAGTTTATGCAGAATCTTGATACGTGGTTAAATCAGCACACATGGGAGAAATACATAAGTATCGATGCAGGAGAACACGAACAATCACAATCAGGACACAGAATCACAAGAAAGCTTTGATGCATTTACTGGGTTAGTACATATATCTAAATCAGTAGATAAATCTATAAGCTATGTAAAGGATTCTATGAATGGGAAACGAAAGGTCTTCCCCACAAAATGGAAAAGACTCAATCGTAATCTCATGGGTGGGCTACAACCAGGAAAGATGTATGTCGTTGCAGGTCGTCCTGGGGTTGGGAAATCAGCTTTTAGCAATCAGTTGATTTTCGATACTTTAGATCTGAATAAAAATGAGTTGATTGTATTGTATTGGAGTTTTGAGATGCCGGGTGAGCAGCAGATTCTTCGTGCTGGTTCTAAGGATACAAAACTGCAAACGTTTGAATTACTGTCAGTTGATACCACACTAGACCTTAATAAATTCAATTCCTATGTAAACGCAGTTGATAAGTACAGATCCTATCCTATCTTCTTTTGTAACGTTCCTCAGGATATGGATAGGATTCGCAAAGTGAATGAGAAAGTATTTCTGAAGTACCCAACAAAGACAGTTATCAATTTGATTGATCATAGTAGATTGGTTTTGGGAAGAGAGGATACTGAACTGCAGAAACTAAATACCCTATCTAAGGGATGTATGTGGTTGCAAGCTAGGATGCAGACAATTACGATTCTGCTATCGCAGCTCAACAGAAACATAGAACAGGAGTTTCGTGCAAAGCAGCAGTACCAACCTTTACTGACTGATTTATTTGGAGGTGATTCTATTGGACAGGATGCTCATGTTGTATTAATGATGCAAAGACCCTATGATTTGTATAATATAACGGACAGTTATTGCGGGGAAGACCCTATAGGATTATTGGCTTGCCACATCGAGAAGAATCGTGATGGACTATTAGGTTTAATACCTTTTCAAACTGATTTGTCTACATTCACTATAGAGGAACGTCCAGCTAAACCATAATAAACACAATCTAATGCAACTTCCAACAGAAGTAATCCCAGCTAGTAGAAAGAGTCCAAAGAATATTGTCATATATGGTCCCCCAAAGATTGGGAAGACCACTATTTTGTCAAAGCTAGATGGATGTCTAATTATTGATCTTGAAGATGGGAGTGATATGGTTAGTGCTCTAAAGCTAAAAGCCACATCATTG